AGCTTCAAGCTCTGCTCGAATACGTTGAGCGAGCTCTTGAATAGACGAAGAAATACCAGTTACTTCACCAGCATGATTAAGGATAAGTGTATAGTCTACAAGAACATCAAGATGTCGAGTTGCCATATCTAAATGGTAAAGAATCTCGCCTGTATCACGATCTTTAGAAGGAGCAGTTAAGTGTTTCTTTTCATCACTAGGACCCGTCTTCTCTGCTTCGATCAATGATTGCAAATGTCGCTTTGTATTATCAAGAGATTCAATTATTCCGAGTTTTTGTTTGATCACGTCAATAACATTCTTAAAATACTTGACAACATCACCGTTATTATTTTTTATCTTGATCAGATTTCCTGCTACTTGTAGACACGATTTGGGACTTTTTACAATTGCGTCTGCGATTTTAACTGCCGATTCACGATTGATTCGTTCATTTACAACAACATTTTCGAACTGTTTAGAGACTTTCCTGATCTTTTGATTCATTTTTGGTGCTGCTATCATGATCAGATCAGACAACATTTTATGAAGAGCAACATCATTGTTTGCAAGAGCGAGTGTAGAAAGCGTCATCGCCTTGTCTTTGATATCGTTAGCGAGCGTATGTTCCTCAACAGTAAATAGATCACTCATTATGGTATTAATTATGGTGGAAGAGAGATAAAATCTCTGTGTGTACTCAAGATGAAAAGAAGATATAATAAATCAATAGTGAGCTATTATATGAGATGTTTTAATCCTGACATGTTGCAACCAGGCGATTTGTTCGCGTGGATACGTTCTTCAGGTCAAAGAAAAAGAACATATTTAGATCAACAATATAAAATGTACTCAATCATACAACGAAAATATTTTAATTGTACTACATCAATTTTAATTGACATTGATTATGTTACTAACACGTATACTTTTATAAACGAATCACACATTTATTCAATGCCAATTACAACTGTTGCACAACATAAATTTTTAAGAGAACTTGTTCCTGTCTGTATAGGAATAATTTAAATGTCCGACGAAATCTGTGGTAATCTGAGTGTGGGTGATTTGATCAAGTGGACGTATAAGTACGATAATAGTTTACTAGTGTCACTTCAACAAGATACGGGTGCTAGAATATATTCTTACTCTGAACATCGTAGTGTACCAGTTTCGAATAGTTGTGTATTGATTTGTTTTGGTAAAGTGTGTTATTACTGGTTGTGTAAAGGTAAGATCTATAGCAGCTTTTGGATGGACGATTACTTTAAGGCGAAGTTATAGAGTATAGAATCATTCTTCTGGACACCATTCGAGATATTCCCAATTATTTTCTTGACATAGTTTTATTGCAACTTCACGTTTAGCAACGTTTTTTTCTATGCTACGTAGTGCAATTGGTTTTATTTCACATAACACAATTTTTTCTTTATATGTAATTAAAAGATCTGGAATATATTTGTGTTTATTTCCCTGAAATTTATAATCAATCGAAAATGGTTCACTGTTAAACGACAGAACATTTTCATCATTATCAAGAATTTCAAATAAAATCTTTTCCCAAGAAGATCTATAATAGCACTTTCCGCCTTTGATACTATCATAAAATCCCTTAGACCAATTAAACTCATTTCCAAGATACATTTGTGTAATAGACTTTGATACGTTTTCATTACGAGTTTTAAAATCATATTCACCATTAGCTGAACGTTCAAGATAAGTTGCAGTTGCTTTAGCGTGCGCATCTCTTAACGTTCCATTTTCCCATAATTTCTTAGAATGATCACTAAAACTTTGTTTTTCTTCTATTGACATATTATCATATGTATCTTTAATTGATTTTAAACGACGTTGTTCTGACTCTTCTGTGATACCACTTCGTAATCTTTCATTTCGTATTTTTCCTTGTTCTGGATGTAATTTGTGATATAATTTTTGACTTATTTTATTTGCTACACCAATTTTATCTTTTTCTTCTTGAGATTTGACTCGACTTCTTGGATGATGCAATTTATTATAATCGTTATAGTCTTGTCTGGCAACACACCAAACATTCTCATTACCACACCCGCATTTACAAAGTGGTTTAACATTGTTATATTTCCATTTTAAAATATATTGTTCAAATACTATGTTATGTTTAAAACGCACATGACGTGCAAGTTGATTTCCATAAAATGTTTTATTACATTCTTTACAAATTATTAATAAATCTTTATTTTCTTTTGACATAATTGTTGTATTTTGACTATATCATATAGTTGATGATCATACACACCACGTAAGTGTAAGTAAGATTTGTGTATGTTATAATGATTATATAAACGACGAAAGGACCCAATTAAGAGTCCTTTCAAGTCTAATCACCCTAAGTATTTGATTTTATTAGATCAAATTCATATTTAAGACAGTGACTGTCCCGTAAAAATCACTACGGATCATTTTACGCCCATAGCGTGTCATTACGCCTTTTCGGGGGGTCATGTCCTCTGGCGCGTAAATCGTCGGAGTCACTATAAGGGGTACGTAAGGTGCATAGACATACCCAGTTTCCAAATAACTCCCACCTTTGTAACCCACTAGCACGCGGTTACGAGGGAAGTACGGGTCATTGTAAACAGTGAATCGATTACTCACAGTACCAACGGCTTCCGCACCGATAGTAAACGGAGAAGCAACTTGACCTTCGCCGTCGATTGTTAGCTTCGGCTTGTAAAGTACGCTTGATTCCAGAATAGTGCAGACATCGGGACCAGTGACGATGAAGTTCGCACGACCACGAAGAGTCTTACGATGGATGGTATTCGCTACGTCGATAATAGTCTCGACAAGTGTTTGATACCAGTCTTGAACTGTACCGGTGAATGCCGGACCGATCGAGAGTGAATTAGCAAGCGCTTGTGTTACGCCAGTAGTCTTATTAACGAATTGACCAGGAGCACGACTCCAGTAGTAGTTAGCACCGTTAGCTTGTGTAAGTAGATCACCTAGAATTTCACGGTCGATTTCGAGCGCAATTTGTTCAGAAAGGATTGAAGTCAGTTCGACTTCCGCATCCAGGCTGTGATATGCGTTCAAGTCTTGTGAAAGTTCCGGTGTCCAACGTGCACGTAGCTTACGTGTAGTAGCTGTTATACTGATTGTCTCGATTTTGATATCGATTTCAGGAATCGCAGCAGACGGTGTTGAACCAAAATCAGATTCAAATGATGGGATTGTAACAACGGCGCCAGTTGAATCACCAGCTTGTACAACGTCAGCAACTGTCATCGAAACAGTAGCAGTTGTATCGGCACTCAATAGATCACCGACTTGAGCTCCACCATTCGATAGACGAACAGCAACTTGGATGTGTGTACCAGCTAGAGGATCAGGGGTAAAGATACCCGTTGTAGTCGAGAAGTTACCACGTTTATTTAGACGACGTAGATTGAGTACGCCTGTTCCCGCTTGATAGGTTTCGCCCCAAGCTTGTGAACCGCCAGCTGTACCAAATGCAGTTACAGTTACTTGTGATACGTCACTTGGATCACCGTTCGCAATAGCAGTCGCTAGATTCGCAACGCTTAGATGAACAAATTGATAATCAAGAACGTTTTGTTCAAGATCACTTTCAACTTGTGGATCATAAGTTACGAAACGAGCATTTGAACCAGTGAAATCTGTGATTGCTTTGACAGTCGAACCTGAAACGAATGCATTTGAAGCACCAGTCCAAGCACCGATTGTATTCGCGGTCACAACAACAGCAGCACTACCACTATGAACTTTGCTATACCCGGTACCGACTAGATCGTATTGACCACCGACGGCAAGTGACCCACTTTGGATCCCTTTACCAGGAGGATTATTATATAGCGATTGACCACGAGTATAAGTTTCATTTGTTCCGTTCGCAAGACCGACGCCAGAATCGCCACCAACATTGCTACCATATGTGTAGTCAATGTAGAAGATTAGACCAGACGGTAACGATAGAGGTTGGATTGAAACGAGTTCATTCGCAACTAGTCCACCGAATACCCGTCGAACGATCGGAAATGCGATATTTGAAAATCCTTGGATTTGACCGCTTGAAGTAAGAGCGCCGCCACCAGTCGATAGAGCATTGCTTTCTTTTAGCACTTGTACCGCTTGGTTTTCAAGCAGTTGCGCCATCATTTCAGTTTTTTTACCGGTTAGCCCACGAAGTAGACCGGTACGAGACCATTTTTCAACAAGTTTAGCACGTTCTGTGCCAACATTGCGATCGCGGATACCTTCTGATAGTTGTTCTAATGTAAAATATTTAGACATATTTGTTTTCCTTTTGAATCGAATTACTTAATTCCTGCTAAGCGAGCCCAACGACTCACTTCTACGCCTTCAGACAATGTTTGATTTGTTCCGCTCGAACGAGTTACTCGTGAAGCTGAGCCAGTATTTTCAACAAGTTTTTCAGGTTTTTTGTCCTGTTTTGTTGCAAGTAGTTTGACTGCATTTTCAACGATTAACTTTGCATCTTTGATTGTCGTTGCTGTTTCCAGTTGTTCAACAATCTTATATTTTGCCTCTGTCGAGAGAGAATCCATACACAAAAGCTTATTTGCATATTGTAGTTTCACGTTGTCCAGATTCGATTCTGCCAACTTTTGACGAAGGGTATTCGTCTGTGGATCGTTATTTGAACGATTACCTTTAGCTGCATTTTCAGTCAATGCAACCTTAATCTTGTTTTCACGAGTCTTTGACTCATTAAATTTCTTTGCTTCTTGTAGATAAGCTTGTTTTAGAGCGTTATAACGTTTGACATTCTTCGCGCTTTTAGCTTTTTTACCTTCAAGTTGAAGAGCTTTACCACGAGCGTTTGCTAGACGTTGAATTCGTTGTTCATTAGCAAGAGCACGAGTAGAAGTTGTCATTGATTGAGTCATGCCTTCGCAGGTTTCCTCTTTGTCTAACAACATTTCTTTGTCATCATCGTCTTCTTTTGCTTCAGTCGTAACATCAAAATCAAGAGGTTCGCCGTCAACTACATCACCAAATGGTTCGCCATCACCAGGACCAGCGCCTTTTGTTGAAGGAACAGGAAAACCGTCTTCTTTTAATGAACGCATTCGAGCTAATTCACGACGAAGCATATTTTCATCAATCTCAACAACAGTATCGTCAGACAATTGAGCAGAATTCAGTTGAAGTTCTTTTTCTTCCCCTTCAGGATCAACTTCAGGTTGAACTTCGTCAGTAGGAGGTTGATCATCAACATCAAGCGACAATTCATCACCGTTAGTGTCGTCTAGATCAAGTTCAACATTTTCATCACCTTCACCAGTTTCATCATCAAGTGATATTTCAATATCGCCTAACGAATCAACAAGTTGATCAGCAAGTTCTTCAGGTACGTCTATATTGAGCGATACCCGTTTTGTTGCTTTCTCTTCAGATTGATCTTGAGTAGTTGTATCATCTAGTTCCATTTCATTTTCCTCATGTAGTTTTTTTGTTTTGTTCTTCATCGTATCCTCACGAAGTTGTTTCAGATCCTTAAAATTCTCTTCTAAACGTTCACTTATCATCGTTTTGAGCACAGGATCAGAAACATTTTCCTGTACATATTGATACATATTATCGATATTTTCTATTAATTTAGAAATTTTATTCTTAAACGATTTTGTTTCTCTAATTTGAGGCATTACGTTTTGTAATACCGACGTTTGTTTAAGAATATCAATAATTGCAGATGCCGCACCGAGAGCATCATTACTTTTGATCGCCGTTAGCAATGGTAAAACACTCTTATCAAGAGACATATCGTCAACAACAGTCACAGGTGGGGTGATAGGTTGAACAACCGTTTCTATTGTTTCTGCTTGAGGCAAATCAATAATTTCTTGTGTTGGTTCAATCATATCATCTGTTTCAAATGAATCTATATCATCATTTTGTGACAAAATATGTTCTTCAACAAATTCACGAATTCGCGGTGTAATCGCTTCTATGATAGAATGTTGCGCATCTCGAACAGCGCATTCTTTTACTTTTAAAGCATCTAGTACCGCTTCTTCATATAAACTATTTTTTGTTGACATCATTTCTCCATAATTTAATTATTTAGATATCTTATAAAAATTAAGAATCTCCAGCGTTTTTCATTGAACTACCGAGTCTCAATGGTTGATCAACAGACACAGATGCCACGGCGTGAATTTTTGGACCAGTAAATTCTGGATTCACTGTACCCTTATTTTCAAATATATCTCCTTGACCATCGGCGGGTGAATATGTTGGTTTAATCATCTCAACTGTTATCTTTGGATCTGTTTGTCGAGGATCACCGTTTGAAGCATCAACATTCACCATAACATTATCTGTGTCGTTGTTTGATAACACAACACCGTCAGCAGGACCCGGAGAACGAATATCAGGCACATAAGCATTTGCTGGATCGCCCGCTTTTTTCCACTCAACGGTTGAAAGATCGGCGTCTTGATCTGAACCCGGAACGCCACTAAAATTCAACATAACGCCATTTGGAAATAATCCTGGATCGCCTTTTTGTAAAAATGGTGTACCAGATTCAGATTCACCATTTGCAGACAAAAACTTATTTGCAGCTTTCACAACATCAGCTTGATTATATAAATCTTGAGCGAATGGGCCTTTGTTAAAAACAGTTTCTAACAATTGTTTTTTGTCAGATTCTTCAACCTGATCATAGTATTTCGTATATTTACCTTGTCCAGGCATGTTTTTATTCCTTCAATTACTTAACAGACGATTCAGAAATTTGTTTATTTAGACTAAGACGCTCTGCACGGATTTTTGTCAATTGTTCCATTAACTTTTTTTCTTGCAGTTTTAATTCTTGTGATTTTTTAACAGCTTCTTTGACTGTAAAATCTTTTTTTGCTTCAAGAGTGTCAGCAAGATCACATGCTTCAACTTCTTTAGCTTTAACGTCTTCAACGTCTTTTGCTTTACCAAATTTTGCTACTTCATCAAGTACAATTCGTTTTAGTTGTTCTCTAGATAATTTCATTTAAACCTCACACAATATAAAAATCAACACGCTGCTTTTATTAAATATTGTTATATACTA